CCACCATCTAAGGCTAAGCCACCCGGGTTACGCCCATACGGGCCCTCCTGACGTGCTTTAGCTGTAGTTAACGACTACCAAGATGGCAAGCAGCAGCGTAAAGTGGGCTACGCTCAACCTTGGAGGAGTCATGGCGTTGTAGGGATCTTACAAGTACCCCTACGCGACCAAAACCTTCTCCTTGGAAGCGTAACCCCAGTCTGAAACCTACCGCGCGGAGGATGCTTTCTTCTTCTGAAGAGATGCCTTCCGCGTTTTCCTTATGTCCCCACGGGTAGGGGTTACCTCGTGACTATTGATTAAGCGAACAAGAGCAAGAATGCCGATGTCGCCCAGAGCAATATCACGGATAAACTCTATCCCGCGGATCATAGAGGAAAGGTGGTTCAGTACTGTTACTTTCGCTGATGCCATGGTCTTACTTTTCCTTGTAGACAAAACCGCAAAGGGGTCGAGGAAAAGGCGTACATCCAAGTGTAACCACTGGGATATATCATCTGATTCTCGCACCCGATGCGCTTTGTCGAACTCCAATTGCAACTCTGCGATATTTCTCCGCAGAACTGCAAGAGGGGCCAAGGAAGGTAGTATCGATTGGGCATCCAACCCTTCAGGAACCAACTTGATCAGCTTAGAGCTTTCCAACTGGAAACGCTGTAACTGATAAAGTTGATTCTTGATCGCCCCTTCTAGGACACGTGCCTTGCACTCATTTAGGAGGGTTCCGATGGAAATCGGGGCCCTCTGCCATGAGAAGCAAGACACCATCCCTGGACCTATCGACTGAAGAAGCATAAAAGCTTTCCAGTGACGGTTCAGTCTGGTATCCTCTCGCGAGGGTAACAGATAGAATCTCCACGCCTTGGTAGCGAGTCGATCTGCGATCGGCCCGCGACCAAGTAACGTGAAGAGCGTGGCGAACAAGCCCCGGGATCCCAACAACGCAGGTCGAGGTGCCCAGCGCCCTTCCACCTCCCTAAGCCAGGTTACCACTTCGTAGTACGAGATATGTTTGATTGCCTTGGTGGGGACAAAGTTTTCACCAAGGGTTTTCATAGTATCTTTTCCTACAAAGCGGATAGCCTCGAATAGGGAGCCAAAAGGTGCACTGGACACTTCGGTTCCACGGTATATCCATCTCTTGGCAAATTCGTAAGTGTCTTGCGACACGTGCGTCTTTGCTTCAGAGAGAGACACACCTAGCTCAGAGATAATTGTACGGTACTCAAAGGCGACAGCGTCGTTAGCGATAACGATGTCATCACCCAAGAGTGCATAGCGGCTGAACGAGGCGGGGAAACCTGCGCGTACAGCAGCTAAACGTACAACAGCATGGTGGCAGATTGAAAATGTAGACCACGAACTATACGCACCCATGGGTTGGCCAGCCCCGTACCTTACGGTATCGGTTCGGTTACCCCAGGAGATTGTGTAGTCGCGATCACATATCAGTCTGCGCCATGCGGCCGCCCATTCCTTTGAACCTAACAACTGCGCCAGCACGGCTTCCTGGATGGAAACAGGAAACCGGTCTGTAGCAGCGGTCAGATCCAAAGAGTGGTACGGCCCTCCCTTAGCTAGTGTGGCCCGAAACCCCCCTTGATTAAAGGTCATGTCAGGGCGAAGGCTTCTCAGGAACCGCATTTGCAGTTCATGAAGAGGCTTCAGCGCTGATTGTGTCCAATAGTCAAGGACGGCAACAATCCGTGTCTTGGCTTCCTTGTCCTTGACTAGGGATAACTTACCGCTACGACCTTTCGGTTTTAGCTTAAAGTATTCTAGCCAAGTAAGGGGGCTGAGAAGTTTGGAGTTTTCAATCGATCGGATTAACTCACTCCCCCCAATGAGTCTCAGGTCGCAAATCTGAGCCTCATTAAGGAGGTGAGCATCCTCGATGGAACCTACAAGCGCTTGCGCGTTGGGGCCAGCCTTGGTTGTGACGTGACACTCCTCCCATTCGGGAAGAGGGAGCTTCCAACCCAACGACTTGACTACGCCCACAATGTCACTCTCTAAACTGAGAGATATCGACACCGCGGGGGTAATTATGGTCGAAAGGTCAGGGCTCTTCCAGCCAGGTAGAATTCGAGATACCCCCAAAAGGGATAGCCCGAGTCTTACACTGGATGGATCACGTTCACTAAAAAGTGGGTTGAGGGTTCCGCCTTTGGGTAGGCCCTCTTCCAACTTGATTCCAAGACCTGGCGAAGTATCAGAAAAGGGAGCCCCACAAAGGTAGCGTGTGTAACACAACCGGAGTTCTTTCACAAACCCGATCGTGTCCACCGTTCCCCGCGTGAGGGCCCTCTTCTGTACCTCACCAACCCATGCATGGACGAGCCAACTATGGTGATTAAGATTTAAAAGGTGGCCAGACAAGAAGGTTATTACCAACTTGAAAAGCGCCAATTTTGTCTTTATCATCATAGTATTAAGGTAACGGAGTCTCAGGATTATTTCCGAGGAACAAATCACCTGTAGGACCGAATGCCTAAGAACCGGCCCTCCTGCAGCTTCACAGCTGTAGTAGGACGGTCTTCCGCAGACGGGAATGCAGTGTTCCTGCGTCGTTGGAGTACCGTCCTCCTCGTG